GATACGTGTTGAGCGAGCTTACAGCTCCAACTTTAGTAACTCCAGATTGCACAAACGGAATGCTCTCTGCACCTGTAATAGGAAACGAAAGCGATGGAAGCTGAGATATTTTAATTTCGTCTGGCATTGTATTAGTTATTTATGGCATTAGTAATATGTTCCGTATATATCTGTATTATTAACACTCATATCAAATACTACATCTTTAGACACTTGATCCACATCACCAGGATATGCTTTCGTATCAGATGCACTAACTCCAGCAATAGTAGATGAGAGCTTACCAGAGAACGAGTTCTCAAATACTTGATCATTTTTATTCTCAACAGGAGCTTTAGGTTCGAAGCTAAGCTCAAATCTCTTAGCTCTCAGTCTATATACATAGTGACCGAGAAGTGGATTAATGGCTGTTATATCTTGATCCATACGCTCTGTAACCTCAAAAACTTTAGCACCTCTACCGTTGGGTCTATCACATCCAAGAGGCCACACTTTAATTAAATCACCAGACTTAGGCTCTATAGATTGAGCGAAACTAGAGTAATTGACAAGAGAGCTCATAGTATCTGTAAAGGTTTCAATATGCAAAAATCCTGTTAATTCATCATCAGATACAAATCCAAATCGAGATAAAGATGGAGCCGCTTCAGTGAGCTCAATGTACATTAAAAGAGAAAATGGTCCCAAGAATGGGGCAGTTGGATGTTCACCGTAGAAGTTATCGGCAGCAGATAGGTTGTATGTATGAACGAAATAATCAACGGGAATACCAAAGTTATTGATAATGTCTCTAAATGCCATATCAAATACGAGTTGCTCTGCCTGTAGATTTGCAGGATCAAAGAATTGACCGCATGCAGGTGTTGCTACTGCAGCAAATACATTCTCGATAGTGCATGATTGCCTTGATTCATTACATCCCATTGTCTTGTTTCTTTCTTAAAATTCCTTTTAGACGGCCGTTGTTATCTTTAGACATCTGAATCTCAGCTCCTGAATTGCCAAGAGTTTTAACACCTACTTCTGGTATGATATTATAGTTCTTAAGAAGAGCATTGAACTGATCGTCATCCAAGTCTATCTTTAAAACTCCTTTATTGACTACAGAATCTACAAGAGAGCTTTTATGTTCGTATTCTTTCCGAAACATATTCTTATGCTTTCTCAAATGAGATCTATCTGAAACCTTTCCGTTTCTACCTGCTCTAATCTTATTAGCACCAAAAAATAATGATTTCTCTTTGGTTTGATATTCTAATAGAAACTGCTTGAAGTTTACCATACTCATATTTATAGAAAAAGCCTGGCAGTTTTACCCGCCAGGCTTTGTTTATTCATATTAGAGATATTATCAATCGAATAGTGACTTACCAGTCTTCAGATTGCCGACTTTGTTATTTTTGCCCATATTAGGCTGTTTTGCATTAACAAGTGCATGACCATGATCACCATCTGGACCAACTTTGCTAGTATAAGCAGACGATGCAGTGCCACCTTTAGGTTTTACATTACCAACTTTGTTGTTTTTACCCATATCAACGCCCTTTACGCTACCTGTGTTTGGATGGCCAAGATCTTCTTCGTCCTCGTCGCAATTTTCTTCATCCTCCATGTCTTCGTAGTCGTCGTCCATGTCTTCTGCTTCGAGGTCATCTTCGAGATCGTCGACTTCTTCTTCACCGCCACCGATAATGTCAGCTAGAACGCTGTGAAGTTGAACTGCAAGATCACGTGGGATGGTAATGGTAACGTCGTCACCACCTTCATCTTCGATATCCATGTCATCCATGTCATCCATACCTTCGTCATCACCCCCGCCAATTTCAAGAGCGTCGAGTTCTTCAGTTTCATTCATGTCGGAGTTACCACCGAAGCTAGAACCATTCATAGCGTTTTCAAACAACTTGTCAAAAATAGAGCGTTTTCTCATAAAAGTATTTAGGCTTGATTGTGCAATTTTTTTCGTTTCCGCTGAAAAATCCTCCTCATCTTCTTCATCGAGGGGATCTTCATCATCAGAGTAGGATAAATTTTTAATGTTATATGCATTATCTTCCAACTCTTTCTTAGATAGTTTATTTTTATCTAGTTTAGTTTGCATATAACCAGCTGTTTCTTGAGGTCCACCTTTAATTAGGGGAGCATCTCCAATTTCATTTACAGGTACTTTGGTATGCTTGGATTCCCTGACAAGCTCGTGTTGAAGTTTATTCAGCATGCTTCCGTAGATGTTTCCTATACTTAGCAAGTCTTTGTGGTTTGACATATATTGTATTTATATAGTATCTGTTAAATTATTATTATTTTTGATATAATTAACATATTAACATAAATAAGATGCACAATTAATGGCAAAATCATTATCAAAAAACGAATATTATCTTGGTAACCCAAATATTCCCAATAAAAACTGGAAGGGAGAGTGGGACGAAAAGAAAGTTAAGTATTTGGAGAAATCTAAGGATAATCTATTATACTTTGCTGAGAATTTTTTCTATATCGTAGATCCTGATAGAGGAAAGGTATGTATTGAGCTGTTTCCTTACCAGAAGAGAATTCTTAGAACTTTAAGAGATAATAGAAGGGTAATTCTATTAGCTTCAAGACAATGCGGTAAAGCACTAGATGTAAACACACCTATCAAGACACCTACTGGTTGGAGGAATATGGGCGAGCTTAAAGACGGTGATCAAGTTTACGGGCTTAATGGCAGTCCTTGTAATATAGTTAAAGCTCATGACGTAATGTATGATAGGATATGCTATGAGGTAGAGTTTGATAATGGTGAAAAAATTGTAGCAGATGCAGAGCATAACTGGTTCACACAGACTAGAGCAGAGCGTATTAAAGGCTTATCTGGAAGTGTGAGAACTACTGAAGATATTTTACACTCTCTAAACACATCTCAGGGTGAACCTAATCATCGCATTCCTACATGCGTTCAAGGGTTACAAGGCCCAGATATAGATTTAACTGTTGATCCTTACTTGATAGGTCTCTGGTTAGGCGATGGTTGCAAGGATTCGAGCACGATAACAATTGGGAAAAGAGATATTGAGTTTATGCTCTCAAAGCTTGAGGGTTATACTCAATACAAGGTAATAGTGAAGAAGTGGAAGGGCCAATCTGCGTATTCGGTTAGATTGGGAATGCTCAGCGGTATAAAAGGAATGAAAAAAGAAGATTGTTTAAATTCACAATTAAGAAAATATAATCTCCTCAACAATAAACACATTCCAACAGAGTTTATGTACGCTTCAAGAGAGCAAAGATTGAAGCTACTTCAGGGGCTAATGGATAGTGACGGTTATGTCAACTCTAAAGGATATGCGCAGTTCTATAATACGAATATAGACCTCGCAATGCAAGTAAAAGAATTAATAGAGAGTTTAGGATATAAAACTACCTGCAAAATATTACAACCGACGTTATATGGTAGAGAGTGTGCACAATGCTTGTCGGTGTCATTCACACCAAGAGAAATGGTTTGTACAATACCATTTAAAGCAAAGAGAATTCGAGTATGTTCAGATAAAATTGATACGAGGAGGAGAAATCAGTGGAATTATATAAAAAGAATAGTGCCTGTAGAGTCTAGACCGGTTAGATGTATTACAGTGGATAGTGAGGATAGTTTATATCTATGTGGCAAGTCTCTCATAACAACACATAACACTACATGTTTGACAATATACGCTTTATGGCTTGCGTGTTTCTTTGATTATCAAAATATAGTAATTGTAGCTAACAAGGAGTCTACAGCTATGGAGATCTTCAGAAGGGTTAGGTTGGCGTATGAAGAGATTCCTAACTATCTTAAGCCAGGTGTTAGAGAGTATGCTAAAACATCTTGTGAATTTGATAACGGTTCTAGAATTAGTATATCAACTACAACAGGATCTGCTGCAAGGGGCCAGTCGATCAACTGCCTTCTCATTGATGAGTGTGCTTTTATAGAACCTGAATCTATATTGGAGGACTTCTGGAGATCGGTATTCCCTACTCTATCAAGATCTAAAAAATCTAAAGTTCTCATTGCTTCCACACCAAATGGAACAGGTAACTTATTTCACAAGCTATATGAGGGGAGCGAGAGGGGAGAAAATGGCTTTGTTTCAGAGAAAGTACCTTGGTATGACATTCCAGGTAGAGATGAAAAATGGAAGCAAGAACAGCTAGCAGCTCTTGGAAGTGTAGAGTCTTTCTTACAGGAATATGAAGTGCAATTCTTATCAGTTGGTGATTCGGCTATTAATGATGCTCTATTTTACGAACTATCACAAAAATGCGTAGATCCTTTAGTAGTACTTGATGATGGCAATTACAAGATATACGAAAATCCTGATAGCACTAGAATATATGTAGCTGGTGTAGATATATCTGAAGGTGTAGGTATCGATGCTAGTGTTATTCAGATATTTGATATCACTGATCCACGACATATTAAACAGGTAGCAGTATATCATAATAGGCAGATACCACCTCTTGAGTTTACTAATAAACTGCATACAATTTTAAAAAACTGGGGATCACCTCTAGCTCTTATCGAGCGAAACAATTGTGGGGCACAGGTTGTTGATAGATTAGCATTTGATATAGGCTACGAAAAGGTAGTATCGTATGGAGCTAAGATAGCAGGTAGAAATAGACCTCAGATGGGTATGATAGCTCATACAAATACCAAGCAAAAGGGTGTATCTAATATGAGACACTTCGTAAATGATATGAAGGTTGTTGAGTTTAGAGATATAGAAACCCTTAAAGAGATTAAAGAATTTGTACGATATCCTAATGGTACATGGAAGGCGAAAGGTGGGTTTCATGACGATAGGGTAATGGCAGCTATGTACGCTTTGTTTATTCTAGATAAAGAGATTACAGAAAGATATCTCGAAATTTTAGAGGTAGATGACTACGGCAAGCCGTGTTCAGTAGCTCCTATGGACTTCGGAGTATCCCTATTTGAAAATCCTACTTCAATATATGCAGACTTTGAAGTAGTTGGAGATAATAATACATTTATGACACCTATTGTATTTGGAATGGGTGGTAGTGATGTACCAGCAGAGATGTCTATGCTCGAACAAGAAGGTTGGTCAATCTTAGGATAAATAAAAGCATGCAGCAGTCCACTTTAAATAGATCCAGGTCAGATAAGTTTCTACTTGTATTTGATGTTCCTCCCATTCTAAAACTTTCTTCTAAACAAGTTACAGGTGAAAGAACGAATAGAACTATTATGCCGGATGCTGTCCAATTTTCGATTTATGGTACTATAGTACCTGAAATTACAGTACCAGCCATAGAAAATAGATACATAGGTAATACTCTTTATGTATCATCACACACTAAAAATTCATACCCTCCGGTAAACGTTAAGTTCAAGGTAGATAATGAGTATAATAACTACTGGGCAGTATATCAGTGGTTAAATCTCCTACACGATCAAGTAGAGGGTAGATACAATGCTAGAGATATAGAGGTAGATAAAAACTTCTCAGATTACCAAACAGATATTACATTGTACGGGCTAGATGAATTTAATAACAAGCGTATTAAATTCATATATAAAAAGGCATTTCCTACATCAATAGAGACAATTACTTATGATTATCAAAATGCTGAAGAGCTTCTAAGCGGATTCACCTTTGTATATTCTCAGATGCACGTTGAGTTGATAGATTAATGTAAAAAGTTTTTGAGAAGCCATAAATAGATTATATGGCAAGTAGAACAATCACATCTCCAGGTGTAGAGATCAGAGAAAGAGATCTTTCTCTTGTAGCACCAGCAAACGTAGGTACAACTGTATTCGTAACAGGGTACACAAATCAAGGACCTACAGACGAAGTTATTAAAATTACTTCAAAGTCTGACCTAGATCTCGTTTATGGAACTCCAACAAACTCAGCGGAAAGATACTTTTATTACACTGTAAGAGAGCTTCTAAACTCTCCATCTAACATCTACGCTTCTAGACTTCCTTATGGTAGTGATACAGGAGCAGGATTCAGCTCTAAGTTCTCTGCTCTAGCTTATCCTGCAGTTGCAACTAAGGGGCTAAGTGGTTATACATCTACTCTTGCTGCAGCTACATCAGCACAGCTATCAGCTGCTCAGCTTACATTTGTAACATCGAACGGCTCTACCAAGACTATTGGATTTAGTTCAACGGCTTTAGCGCCACAAATTACATCTCTAGATGCTTACGCTATATATACTACTCCAACTGTAGCAGCCAGCGCCCTTGTAGCTAGTCTTACTGCAGCTATTTCCTCCGCTGCAGTAGATTTAAGTGCTACTCTTTCTGCATCATCGGGAAGTTCACTAGTATATACACTTTCAGCTTCAGTAAATCGATTCGACTTCGACTTTACACAAGCTCCTACAGGTACCACAGTCGTTGCGCGTAATTCGAATGACTCTTTCGATATCAATGAAGGTACTTACCTACTTGGTGCTCCTACTCACATGGAGCTCACAGAGGAACAATATAACACAATTATCGACGGTTCTGGGTTTCAATGGAGCTCAACCCCAAGTCTTTCTACTGGATTTGATACAGTTGCTTCTCTGAGTAGCGCTGCTGTTATTGTCGTTAACAAAGCTCAAACAGGTATTACAGATCAGTTTGAAGGTTACTATGTAGCTCTTGGAGATAACATGAATCTTAACCCAGCAACTGACTTTAATAGTATTGTTGGAGTTAAAACTTTGAATTCAGCTGTATCTTCAACTAAGACGTTCATAGATATTCCAATAAGCACATTGCAATTTAGCTTAACCTCTACATTTAACGGACCTGCAAACAGCATTTCCGAGTTGATGGAAAATCTTACTGATTATGACATCTCTACAGATAATGATGATGACCTTCTAAACGTTGGTGTGTTTAAGATTCGTAAATCCATTTACGCTACTGAATCGTTTGCGTTGGATTATGTTCTTGAAGATAGACTTGTAGGTTCTATTGATTATTACAGAACTATTACAAGTGAAAATGGAGGACCAGTAGTTAATAACTATATCGGCACCGTCGACCAAGGATCAAGAAACGTTGAAATTCTGGTTAACGACTTTATTTCCAACAGACTTAAGAATTCTTCAGTTGGTATAGACGGTGTACCTAAGAAGAAAATAAGAGTTCTTACATCATCTCTAGTGAGTAATAACGGCCTAAATGCTTCTTCTGGATTTTTAACTACAACAATACAATCACTATCCACAAGCTTAGGATTTGCAGATAACCTGTACGGTCTTGGTGCTTATGTTGGTGTTGTACAAGAAGATAAAGTTCTAGGTGATATTCCAGCTAAGATTGAGCGTGTTCTTGATGCTGTCAGAAACGATGATATCTACGACATTGATATTGTTGTTGAAGGTGGATTAGGAACAATTTATGCTGCAGCTTCTGGAGCTGGAAAGAACTACTATGACGAGACTCTACTTAACACTTCACTTGCAACTCAATTGTCTGGTATTCGTACATCTAATGCAATAGCTGGTGGAGGTCTAACATTAAGGAATAACTACAACACAATCTTCAATATCTTTGAGACATTCTGCTCGCCTCCATATATTGGTGGTGGACGTGGTGACTGTGTGTTTATTGCAGATCCTATCAGACACATCCTTGTAACAGGTACCAACAATAAGGTAGCATCTAACAAGAATACAGTCTTCCAGAGAGACATTTACTGGGCTCTAAGACATCAATTCGAAAATGCGAATACATCGTATGCTATTGCATATGCAAACTGGGGCAAAGTGTATGATTCATACACAGGTCAACAAGTTTGGGTTCCATTCTCAGGCTTTGCAGCTGCTGCAATGGCAAGAACAGATGCTGCTAGATACCCTTGGATCGCTCCAGCAGGGTTTACTAACGGCTTAGTGCCAACTTCTATTGATCTTGCAGTTTCACCTAACCAGAAGCAAAGAGATGAGCTTTACAAAGTGAATCTTAACGCAGTAGCGTTCTTCCCATCGCAGGGTCAAGTGATTTATGGTCAAAAGACTCTAAGTCGTAAGCCTTCGGCGTTTGATAGAATTAACGTTCGTAGATTGTTCTTGGCTCTTGAAAGACCTACTAAGAAGGTTTCTCAGTTCTTCGTGTTCGAACCTAACTCTACATTCACAAGATCTAGACTTATTAATACACTTACACCAATCTTTGATAGAGCACGTAATACTGAAGGTATTGAAGAATATCTAATAGTATGCGATGAGCGTAACAACACACCGCAAGTTATTGATAATAACGAGCTTGTAGTTGATATCTACATTAAACCTATCAGAGCATCAGAGTTCATCTTAGTGAACTTCATCGCTACTAGAACCGATGCTAACTTCCAAGAAATCATTGGTGGGTAATAAGGTAACTTCAACAATAAATACTATATATGGCAACAACAATTCAAAATTATTTTCAACAAGCAAAGGATAGACAGTTTGCTAGAGACATTCTTTTCAGAGTAAAATCTATTAAGATAGTAGGTGGTGAGCTGCTT